GCCTTGAACAAGAAGTAGGTGAACCATGGGTTGGGCAGACGTACTCAAAGCGGTAATCCCGATCATCGTGGCGGCGCTGGCTTGGGTGTTGGGGCAAGTGTCGTCTGCCAATGAGCGGCTGGTTAAGGTTGAAGCGGCTATGCCCGCCCTAATCACCAAGGAAGGCACCCCCACAGACTCCCCGCTATCGGCTGAACGTCGGGCTGCTATGAAAGAAGAATTGAAGCGCGAAATCAGCGATTTGCACGTTCGCGTTATGCTGCTCGAACAACTGAAGAAGTAAACTCATGGCCCTTATCAAACTCCAGTTCAAACCCGGTATTAACCGGGACCAGACTGACTACTCCGGTGAGGGTGGTTGGTATGAGAGCGAGAAGATACGCTTCCGCTCGGGCTATCCGCAGAAGCTTGGTGGCTGGGTCAAGGCTACTACCAACTCTTTCGTCGGCGTAAGCCGCCAGATGTGGAACTGGATCACTACTTACTCGGATGATCTACTTTCTCTAGGGACTGAGAAGAAGGTCTATATTGAAGCTGGCGGTGCTTTCTTTGACATCACCCCACTGCGTACGACTACTCCTACGCTGTCTAATCCTGACACAAATAATAGCGTGGCTACAGTGTCTGGGTCTTTCAAAGTAATTATCAATCTAGGTGTCGCGCACGGTGCGGATACAGGGTCTTACGTAACCATTGCTGGAGTTACCGGCACCGTTGGCGGTGTGCCCGACTCTGAGATTAACGCTAACCACGAGATCGTAGTTACCTCCTCAACCGCGTTTTATTTCCCAGTTACTACGGCTGCTTCTTCCACTGTAGCTGCGGGTGGCGGAACGGGTATCACTGTCAGTTTTGAAATCGCCCCCGGTAACGCGGTAGTCACAGCCGGTTATGGTTGGGGCGCGGGTGCTTGGAGTCGTGACGCTTGGGGTCTGGGTTCTACCACTGGCGCGGTGTTTCTGCCGCAACAGGATTGGTGGTTTAACAATATCGACAACGACCTTGTCATGAACATCCGCGACGGTGCGCCCTACTACTGGGCTCGCGGTACCAATACGGACCCGTCCACGGCGCTGGCTACCCGGGCTATTACCTTGCAGGCTGTTGCTACGGCTGATGGTTTTGACCCCAACGCTGTCCCAGTCAAAGTTATGCAGACCCTCGTGTCTCAGCAGGACAAGCACGTTCTTGCTTTTGGTGCGGTGCCTTACGGCAGCACTGACCCCGACGACTTTGACCCACTTCTTATCCGGTGGGCTAGCCAAGACGAACCCGGTCAGTGGACTCCTGCGGTTACAAACTCGGCTGGCTTCCTGCGTATATCTCGTGGTTCCCGTATTACCGTTGCTCTGCCAACACGGCAGGAAATCTTGGTTTGGACAGACACCCACCTCTATACCTTGCAGTTTACCGGTACCACGGACGTGTTCAGTTTGCAGGAATACGCAGACAACATCTCTATTATCTCACCCCGCGCTACCATAAGCGCCGCGAGTGTCACGTACTGGATGGGCCAAGATAAGTTCTATGCGTATTCGGGTCGTATCGAGACGCTGCCCTGCACCCTGCGTAACCACGTATTCGAGGACCTGAACTACAACCAAACCGCGCAGATTGTCTGCGGCACGAATGAGCAGTGGAACGAAGTCTGGTGGATGTACCCCAGCGCGAGTTCCAACTGGAACGATAAGTACATAATCTATAACTACTTAGACAAGATTTGGTACTACGGAACAATCCAGCGTACCGCTTGGTTGGACACACCGCTTCGGCTCTTTCCGCAGGCACTGAACACAGCTGAAGACCCCGTCACGGCGGCGATCACTGGGTCCATTACTACCACCACGCTAACTGTCACAGCTGTGACTGGGACAATACAGGTCGGCATGATCCTTACCGGGGACGGCGTGAGTGCTGATACCTACGTCGTTGGGCAGAAGACTGGCACCACGGGCAGCACTGGTACCTACGAGATCAGCCCGTCTCAGACGGTTATCACTACTGCAATCACAGGGTCTATCGGTGCTTCCGGTTACCTGTATAACCACGAGAACGGCGTTAACGACGACGATGTAGCGATGGAAAGTTACATCCAGTCCAACGACTTTGACATCGAAGACGGGGAGCAGTTCATGCTCACCAGACGTATTATACCTGACATCGACTTCGCGGGTTCCACGGCGGCTGCGCCAGCGGCTATACTTACTATACGCCCCCGTAGTTTCCCGGGTTCGGCGTTCTCTGGCAATGCGTCGGACTCCCAGTCAGTGATTGAGACTTCGGTTGATGTGTATACGGGACAGGTCTTTATCCGTGCCCGGGGTCGTCAGATGGCTCTGAAGGTCAGTTCGACTGCTCTGGGGGTCCAGTGGCAACTTGGTGTTCCGCGCCTTGAAGTCCGCCCCGATGGTAAGCGTTAATGGCTCTGGTTGGCTTCAAGCACTCCCCCCTGCCGAACCCGACGCAGGACTATGATGCCCAGAATATGCGGCAACTTATCCGGGTGATTGAGCTGTACTTTAGCCAGCTGGACTCCCAGACGCCCAACCAAGCCCAGTCCTACACGGCGTCTGCGTTTATCGGGGGGACTATTACCCTTGGGAATTACACCAACGCAGAGAAGCTACTCCTTACCCCGGCTACCGGGATGATGGTGTTTGATACGACCCTGAACCAGATTAGCGTGTACTACAGTGGTGGTTGGCGGGTCATAAGCACGGTCCCCAGTACAACGGTAGTTCCTACGGCAGTCTCGGCCACCGGGTCTATAGGTACAGTTACAGTTTCCACCCCGTAGGGGGTTCGTTTCTAGGCTTTAGTTTTAGCGTAGTTGGTAATATAACCCTAAGTACTCCTTGAGTTTAAGGACTTCCCGATGAACCCCTTCTCACAGCAGATGCAAGCCCAAGGCCGGGGTAATGACTCGGTTCTGGTGCATATGACGCCCCGGGAAGTCGGAGGTTTGCAGGCTCTTGCCCAGTCTTATGGTGGTACGCTGACCCGTAACCCTACCACGGGCCTACCAGAAGCTGGGTTCTTGGACTCTATCCTGCCTATGCTTGCCGGTGCGGTGGGCGGTGCTCTAAATATAGACCCGTATCTGGTAGCGGCTGGGGCTGGGTTGGCCCAAGGTGCAATTACTGGCAACCTTGAGAAGGGTCTGACGGCTGGCCTTAGTGCTTATGGTGGTGCGTCATTGGGTCGCACTCTGAACCCGGAAGGTACTATTGGCGGGTTTGGTTTCAACACCCCCGCAGCCCCCGCAGCCCCCGCTACACTAGCCACCACCCCACTGCCCCCCAGTGATATAGCGGGTGCTACTCCCTCACCAGACCCTATCTACCAGAGTGCTAATTCTGCGTCCGGTGTTGCACCCACTATCCCACTAACGCCCCCCACTCCCCCGGCACCGCAGGGTATGTTTGATAAGTTTGGTACGGCTGCTAGCGCGGGTATTACTAACCCCACCCTGCAAAACTTAGCCCCCTACGCGGCTGGACTTGGTCTGGCGATGCCGTTCCTTGGCTCTAGCAGTTCTGGTCTTGGGGCGATTAAGCCCACGGAACCTAAGAAACTTCCCCCGCCTAGGATGTACAACCGTAGGCCCACTTACCCCGTTAACCGGGACCCTAGGGACTCTTCGGAGTTTATGTTCTTCCCCCCGGAGGTTCCATACTACCCGGCATACGCCGATGGCGGCGACGTACAGGCAAAGCCCCGTAATGCTCCCACTGTTGCCCTACCTCCCGGGTACACCGCACAAGCCCCTGCCCGGTCTTACGTCGAACAGCTCTATAATTTCCCCCGGGCTACCAATGTACCGAAGTTGGTCAAGCCCACTGCAAAAAACGCTGCGCTTCAGACACAGTACCCTACGGCTACTAAGGCTCAGCTAAGTGAGTACGAACGCGCAATAGAAGGCGGCGGCGACCCTAGGGCAACCCGGTCCTTAATGCAGGCATACGGCCCCACGTCCGGTATTACAACACTCCAGCCGGGGTCCCCAGACTATAAGGGCGACAGATACCGCGACTCCCGCCCCGTAGATGCTTTTGGTAACCCGATTGGTTGGACCCCGACTGCGGAAGAGCAAGCTAGCGCCGATAACGCGATGGGCCGCGCTAGGATGTCTATGGAAGGCATTACTGAGCCAGACTCCGACTTCCTCGCGGGTTTCCGGGGCATGGTTAGCCCGATGTTTGGAGATTACGGCGACCCCTCTTGGGGCACGAACGTGCAAACGCTCCCCGGCGCACCCCCTATGCTTAAAGACCCTATGTTTAACCGTGCCACTGGGTACACGGGTTCGGGTTCTGACGGGCAGAATTACGCTAATACTTACGGTACATACCAAGCAAATAAGAATGTAGAGTCCCAGCGTCAGGCTGCTATGGCCCAAAACGCTGCGGATAACACAGCAGAGAACTACGCCCTCTATGGTGGTCCAGACGCTCCTGAAGATACAGGCAGGTATATCTCCCCGGTGCCGTCTTCTCCCCCCGCGTCCTCCGGTAGCTCCACGTTCTTGGGCGCTTTGAACAGCATTATACCTAGTCTGTCTGGGTCCAGTGCTGCTCCTCGCGCTGCTCCCCGTGCTGCGCCTTCGGGGCCGGGTTTGTCAGACCTTTACAGCGGTAATCGCACTCTTGGTAGTTTTACTGGCTTTTCCTCTCAGCCCGACCCTAACGCACCAGAAGTTGGTCTTGGTCTTGGGCAGGTGCTAAATGCCGCCACTGGGTATGCAGGGTTACCCGGTACCTTCATAGACTTTCTTAGGAATACATACGGTGGTGGTTTGGCTTCTGCCCCCGGCACTAATACTTTAGGGATTGTGGGTAATACTGCTACTAGCCCCGGCATAGGGGCCCAGCTAGGTGCTAAGTTTAACCGTTTGCTCGGTGGCACCAACAAGAACGCAGCTGGCGGCGTAAACCTTGAAGACGGGTCCTTTGTGGTCGATGCCCGCACGGTGGCTGAGCTGGGTAACGGGTCGTCTGGCGCTGGTCAGGAAGTCCTAGCCCGCCTTGGTGGTCGTCCTATCCACGGTCCCGGCGATGGCGTAAGTGACTCTATCCGTGCTAATATCGGTGGTACGCAGGAAGCCCGGGTCGCCCGTGACGAGGTTAAGTTCAGCCCCGAAGCGGTTAAACGTTTGGGTCGCGGTAACCCCAAGAAGGGTGCCGACAGGCTCTACGACATGATGAAAAAAGCTGAGAAGGCCAGAAAGTCGGCTTCTCGTGGTAAAGACACGGGGCTGCGTGCCCTTGCAGGAGCAAGATAATGGCTAATATGCCCGTCCAAAACCAAACGATTACAAGCACTAACCTACCCACGTATGCAGAGCCATATGTTACGGAGATGCTGGATCGCGCACGCGATGTTTCTTACCAGCCTTATATTCCTTACGATGGGGAGCGCATCGCTGGTTTCACCCCCGGTCAGACCTATGCCCAGCAGCAGGCTTATGACTTGCAGAGGCCGGATCAGTTTGGTCAGGCTACCGATCTAGCGGGCGCTGCGGGTCTTGGTTCTTTGGCTGCGGGCCAGTACACCCCGGCTTCCTTTACTGCCCAGAACGTCACTGCTCCCCAGCTTCAGCAGTACCAGATGGCTACGCCGGATCAGTTCGGTCAGGCCCAAGCCCAGCAGTATATGTCGCCGTACTTCCAGAATGTGCTGGATGTGCAGAAGCGCGAAGCCGTTACGGATGCCCAGAAGAGCCAGTTGATGACCAACCTTGGCGCGGCGCGTCAGGGTACTTACGGTGGTGCAAGGCAGTTGCTAGCTGGCACGGAGCGCGAGCGCAATCTTGGTATGCAGATGGGGGATATCCAAGCTAAGGGTCTCCAGTCCGCGTATGAGAACGCGCAGCAGCAGTTTGAACGGGATCGTGCAGCCCAGATGGGTGTTGGCCGCACTAACCTTGAAGCCATGCTCAACACACAGCAGCTTGGTTCGGGTCAGCAGATGGAGGCCCAGAGGGCTAACCAGCAGTACGATATGGATGCCCAGAAGGCTTCTGAAGCTTCACGTCAATTTGGTACTTCTAGTGGTCTTCAGGGTCTTGCTCAGGCTCTCCAAAGCGCCCAGACCCTTGGTACTCTCGGCCAGACGCAGCAGCAGACGGACCTTGCTCGTATTCAGGCTCAGGCAGCGGCGGGTTCGGAACAGCAGGCTTTGGATCAGCGGTACTTGGATACGCGGTACGCTGACTTCCTGCGCCAGCGCGACTACCCGATGGAACAGCTTAGCTACTATAACAGCCTGATCCGTGGTCTACCGATGACCATGGGCTCCACGGCGACTACGTACGCACCCCCGCCGTCTATGTTTAGCCAAGCTACCGGTCTGGGTCTTGGTGCGCTTGGCCTGTCTAAACTGTATAATTCCTAAGGAACGACGATGGCTCAAGCTAATTCCAATACCCTTAGTATGCAGTCCCCTGAACGTGTTGCCGAAACGTACGGTGGCAACAAGCAGAAAATTGCTCGGGCCATTCAGATGGGCGTCATTGATCCTACGACGGGTCTTATGGCTGGTATGTTTATTGACCGGATGCGTTCCGCACAGGCACAGGAGCAGGCACCCAACCAGACTGTAGCCCAGCGGGTCCTTGGACCGCAGGCTCCTCCCGCTCCCCCGGGTGGTCCTCAGGGTGGTCCTCAGGGTGGTCCTCCTCCCGGTGCGCCGCCGATGCAGATGGCTAGTGCTCCTCCTCCTCCCCAGATGGTCCCCCCTGCCCCGCAGGGTCCCGTTCGCATGGCTGGCGGTGGTCTAACGACGCTCCCTATTCCTGACGATATGTATGACGAGCAGTCCTTCGCTGGCGGCGGTATCGTGGCTTTTGCTGACGCGGGCGATGTGCGGACTAAACGCCGTAAGGCTCTGATGAATATTATACGGACGGCGGAAACTTCCGACCAGCGCATGGCTGCGCGTATGGAACTGAATGCTATGGATGGTATGGGTCCCGGAAGGACCCCCGGCCCCGGGCTTGCTGACGCTTTGGCTGACCTAGACGCTGCCACTGGAGCCCCAGTGGGTGGCACTCGTCTCGACCCTGCGGAGTTTAATAGGAACCCGTCGCCTTCCAACTTGTTCCGTAACGCAGAAGCTGCTCAGCGTGGTCCGCAGATGCCCAACTTCTCTGGGTTTGGTGACGCTATTATGGCTGCTAACCTTAGAGAAACGGACGCTGCTCGTGGGACTGATGCTTCTGGTGGTATGAGCCTGAGGAGTCCTGAGTTGGCTGCTATTGACGCTAGGTCCAGAGCTAGGAACGAAGCCGCAGGGCAGGTTCCTTTCCGTGGTCCCGGCATTATGGACTTACTGAACCAGCTAGATGAAGCCACTGGAGCCCCAGTGGGCGGCACCCGTATGGACCCTTCAGGTTATAAAGAACCGCCAGCTAATCTGTTCCGTAACGCAGAAGCTGCTCAGCGTGGCCCTTTCCGTGGGTTTGGTGACACTGCTGATCGTATGGCTGCTATCCTTGGTGACGCTGAGATTAACACATACGGTAATAGAGAAGCTGCTCAGCGTGGTCCCCGCGCTATGGGTTCCATAGACAACTTGGGTGAACTTACTAGAACTATTGCATCGCAGTTTTCGCCTCCGCCCAGTGACCCCACAGGACTTAACGCACTTATAGCGTCAAATAACCCCAATGTGCGCCCTGCGTCTTCCGCTGTGCCTACCTCCAAAAAAGTTCCTTCCGCCCCCGTCCGTACCCCCGCTCCCCGTGGTGAACGCGGTGTTGTTGGTGCACCCCGTGCAACCCGTGCGCCTGCTACCACTGAAAAAGAAACCACTCCCGCTGCCGGTACTGATACTCCTAACGCTATGACGTTGCGAGAAATTCAAGCTAGGATTGATGAAGCCGGAAAACTTCCTGAGTTTCAGAGAACTTCTGCTGAAGAACTAGCTGCAAGAAAGAACGAGGATTTGTACTCTATTCTGGCCCAGATCGGGTTCGGTATGGCTGCGGGCGAGAGCCCCAACGCTCTTACTAACATAGGTAAAGCTGCCGCTGCGGCGATGCCCGCTATGCAGGCTGCGGCTAAGGAACGTCGTGCTGACACTAAAGAGGAACGTAACCGCGAATTTGACTACTTAGCTAAGGCGGCAGGTATCAGGGGCGATAACTTTAAGTCTGCGTATACTATCTTTAGCAGTATGGAAGACCGGGAACAGCGGGCTTACCTTGAAAAACTGCGTATCAAAGCGCAGGAAAAAGAGAACAGACTTAACCGTGAAGTTCAACGGGAAGGGCAGGCTATTACGGCTGCGGGTCAGAGAATTACTGCGGACCACTACAATAATATGTCAAATAAGGAACGGCAAATTTTTGACTTCAAGGCTAAAGTAATTGCGGACGCAGAGGGTATATCTATGGTGAAAGCCCGCAATAAACTTCTGCAAATGGAGCTCGCGCGTCGTACGGGTAGCACCAATAATGCCGAAGATACCGCAGAGCGGGTGAAGAAGTTAGGGGGCAACGGCGATAGTTTTCCGGGCTTTAAACATCTCGGTACGGAGCCGGAAGGGGACTAGAGAGTATGCCTATCCACCGGATTCAGGGGCCTGATGGGAATATTCATCGTATCGAAGCCCCAGATGATGCCAGACCCGAAGATGTGATTGCGTTCCTTTCGTCTCAGTTAGGGGCAGAAGACAAACCCGGTAGTGCGTTTGGGCGTGGCCTAAGTCGTAGCGTTGACATTACCCAGCAAGGTCTTGGTTCTGCGCTAGAGGGTATTGGCCGCTCTACGGGCTTTGGTGGTCTGGAACAGTACGGCGCGGACGTAGCCGCCAGAAACACCAAGGAACTGGAAGAAGCCGAACAATATGCCACCCGCCGCCAAGATGTCGAAGGCGTAGGTACCGGGCTTAGCTATGCCGGTGAAACCTTGGCTGAATCCGCCGTGCCTATGGGTATCGGTATTGGTGCTGGTATAGGTGCCGGTGCATTAGCAGGATCAGTTGTTCCCGGAATTGGTACTGTAGCGGGGGCGGCTATAGGCGCGGCGGGCGCGGCCTTATCCCAGATACCATTGTTCTATGGTTGGAACCGCGAACGCCAGAAGGAAGCTGTACAGCAAGGTATCATCCCGGAAGTATCTGAGTCTGCTGCTTTCTTAACGGCTATTCCGCAAGCGGCGCTCGAAGGTATTGCCGATAGACTGCTGATAGGTACCGGTAGGCTTCTGGTTAAGCCCGGGAGCGGATTGTTCACTGGGTTGGCTAAAGGCGCTGGTGCTGGTGTTGTAACTGAGGTACCCACGGAGATCGGCCAGCAGGTTTTGGAGCGGGCTCAGGCGGGGTTGCCGCTTGATGACGACGAAGCCATGCAGGAGTATACGGATGCTGCTGTGGGCGCGGGCCTTATCGGCGGTGGTATCGGTGGTGTTAGCGGCGGTATAAGCGGACGCCGTGGGGCGGCGAAACAAAAGACTGGAGAGGAAGAGGGCGAGACCCAACAGACCACTAGTACGGAGTCAACTACTCTTCCGGGGTTTGGGCGTGAAGAAGTTGAACAGCGCCTGCGCACGGCAGCGGGTGAAGATACCCCGAAGGGTCAGGGGCAGGCTCTAGCCGTCTCTAGAAAACTTAACAACGATATCGCGCTTGGTACCCCAGAAAAACTGGCGGAGAGCGCTGCCTACATTAAAAGTCTTCAGGACCAGATCGAAGCTGGACAAATACCGGAAGTGGAGATTGAGCCGCTTCGGCGTACGTTGGCCGAAGCAAGTACGATCCTTAACGAATTTCAAGGAGTTGCTACCACCGCTACCCCTAAAACCACGACGGAGACACCAAGTGGACCTGAACAAGATATCCTTGGGGAAACTAGGAAACCTAGAGTTAGAGGACGTAAGCGTGGCGTTCCTCCTGCTGGCGGGGAAAGTGTCGATGCAGGAGTTACCGACCCAGCTACAGGAACTGCGGGAGCAGGACTGGGAGTTCTTGGTGAATCTGCTGAGCAGGTTGGAAGTGGAAAAGATGGTAAGCCGGGTACACTAAAGGGCGGCACTACTTCTACTGGGCTTTCGTTTGCACCAGAACCGGTGCCGTACGGAACAAGTACGTGGGACCCCGCGACTAACCAAGCTGTGCGGTCTACAGGCGAAAACAGCGTTGTAGATTATTCGGGTCGTAAAATGACGATCCTTAATATCGGCGGTGTCAGAGTGCCGTTTTACTTAAGCACGGGGCTTGGCGGCAAGAAGGGCGTAGCGGCAGGTAAATGGTATCCTTTCTTCGGTGTCGGTGCGGATGGTTGGATAAACAAAACCAACGACGCAGAGATAAACAACTACTATGGTAGCCAAGAGCTGCGTGAAGCTGCTGAGCACCTTGACAGCACCGTTGGGGATATCCGCCAAGACAACACTACCCCCCGTGTAGGTGCTACAGGTCCCCACTGGGATGCCCTTAATGCTGGGTTGACGCCTACAGAAAACGGTGTACCCAACGCCCCAACTGCATTGCGCAGCAACATTGACAATGTTCTTGCTCGTCTAAACGCGGCCCGGACTACGGCTAAGACTGTAGCGGAACAACCTAGCGCTGCCGGGGAAGCCTTGGCGCGTGAGTTTCCGAAAGTACCCCCCGCTGCGCCCGCCGCCATTCCCGAAAACTACCCACTGACAGAGCTTCTCAAGGGCATGGACCCCGCGCTGTTTGATGCGTTCCACGCTGGTGCGTTGGCTGGGGTAGACTCCACAGACATAAAACCCACGGTGCCTGCTGAACTTTCTGCGGCGGAGAAGAAAGCCTACACCAAGGGGTTTACTGGTGGGTTAACCATAGCAACCAGTAAGGTAGACGCCCTTAAGGGGTTTACCGACACCGCCGAGCCTGTAACCGACCCCGTTGCGCCCGCAGTATCTGTTATGGACTTCTCTCCGCGCTACCGCCCTGCCTTCCAGCGTGGAATGTTGGAAGCCTCTGCGGGTAAAGAACTTTCTGACCAAGCCGAAATAAACAAGAAGCAGCCGGGGTGGCAGGCCGCGTACAAAGCTGGTTATCAGTTTGGAAAAGATCAGCGTAAGGCTGAAGACACTAATACCGCGCCCACAGCGGCTGCTCCTGAAGTAGTAACCAAAGCCGCTGCTCCTGAAGTAGTAGCCGAAGCCACCTCACCGGTAGAAGAAGCCATCCAGCCGCCAGCAGCACCGCCCCCGCCCCCACCACCCGGC